TGACCTAACAGTAGATACTTCAACACTTAAAGTTGATAGTTCTAATAACAGAGTAGGCATAGGTACAACAAGTCCAGCTAGAGGACTATCAATTCACAAAGAAGGAAATCATCTTCAACTTACAACAAATGCTTCTGGAACAACGGCTGGTAATGGTACGGATTTAAAAGTAGATGCGTCTAGTTCAGATTTTCAATTGCTTAATTACGAAAGTGCAAACATATCTCTTTTTACGGCTGGCTCAGAACGCATAAGAATTGATAGCAGTGGGCGTGTGGGGATTGGAACTGGTGCAAGTACCTTAACTTCTCAACTGAATGTTGGAACTGTTGGAGCATCTTCTATAGGTGGTGATGGTATGATGGTTGGTGGAACAAAGTCATCATTTGCTAGTGCCGGTTATAAACTATGGCAAGGTCAACTTCATGTATTTGATGATAGCACTCAAGCGTCAGGCACTGGCGGTGCAATAATATTTGGTGGAAGCTATCTTGATGCTGACCAAAGTCCTATTCATTGTGGAACTGTAGGTGCAGAAAAAGCGAATAGTACAGATAATAACTATGAATTTAATGTTGTTATTAGACATAGAGAAAATGCTAATGCAACAATGCAAACAAACGCTGTGTTTGGACAACAAGTTCAGTTTTATACTAATAACACACACAGATTTAATATTGATGCAAGTGGTAACTTAACTGCATCAGATACAAGTATTGGTTCTTTGTCAGATGAAAGATTAAAGACAAACATTAAAGACCACACCTATTCTCTAGATACATTTAAAAAGTTTGATGTTAAAAGTTTTGATTGGAAACAACCACAAGAACATTTAAACAAAACAAAACAAAAAGGTCTAGTTGCTCAAGATGTAGAAAAAGTTGATGCTAATTTTGTTTATGAATATGAAATTACAGAGGGAAGCAAAGATGGTCAATATGTTCCTACTGTAGAAGTTACAGAAACAGTAACAGACGATATGGATGGGGTAGAAAGAACATTCAAGCACGATAAAAAGTTTGCAAAAGCATCTAAACTTGGTGAAACAGATGCAATGTATATTTCTGTTATACAACAACTGATAACAAAAATAGAAACACTTGAAACCAAAGTTACAGCGTTGGAGAGTAAATAATGTCATCAAAGATTAAAGTAGATACAATTGAAAATGTTGCTGGTTCTGGAAACGTAAGTCTGGGGTCTGGTCATAATCTTGTGGTGCCTGGAAACATTACTGGACAAGGAACAGCTGCGATTACATCAAACGCAACAGTAGGTGGAACTCTTGGTGTTACTGGTGCGATGACTGGAACAACTCAGACATTGAATAGAAGCGGTAATGGTGTAATACAAACATTTCAAAAGGATGGTTCTACAATTGGTGAAATATCTGGTACTATAGGGTTAATAGTAGGTACTGGTGACACTGGATTAGGATTTCAAACATCCACTGGAGATGCAATTATTCCACAAAGACCAGATACCCAAGCTGGTGCTGATAATCTACTTAGTTTTGGTAATACTAGTTATAGATTTAAAGATATGTATCTAGGTGGTGGACTATATGTTGGTGGAACTGGTGCAGCTAATCATTTAGACGATTATGAAGAAGGCAGTTTCGTTCCGATTTTAAAACATGAGGTAGGTGATGCTTTAACAGTAGGATATGCTTCTGGATTTACTCATGGAAGATATGTAAAAATAGGGCGTCTTGTGACTTTTCAGTTAACCATTGATGTTGACTCTGTAAGTGGTGGAGCGAGTAATCAACAACTTGTCGTACCTAATCTTCCCTTTACATCTAAAACATATCAAACAAATTCAAATGGTGGTGCTAATATGACGTATATGTTAAATTTAAATACTAATATAACATATGGGATAGTTTTAGGTAATTCAACAACACTTAGATTTTACTCAGCACCATCAACTCCAAGTTATGGTAATACTGTAACTTCTAGTACCCACTTACAGTGTTATGGTCAATATGAAACAGATGCATAAATCATCATAGTAAGGAAAACTTAGATGTCAACATTAAAAGTAGATACAATCGCAACGAGAACTGGTTCTGGTAATATTACTGCAAGTAATACTATTGCTGGTACTTCTGCAACTCTGTCTGGAACTCTTGGTGTTACTGGTGCGATAACTGGAACAACTCAGATATTAAATAAAGCAAGTTCTGGAACTGTTTTAGATTTAAAATTAAGTGATACTTCAATTGGTGGACTTGGTGTTATAAGTGACAGAGTCTATCTTGAAGCAGAAGGTAGTCACTCTGTTTATCTTGATGCGAGTGCCAACAATTTCAATCCAGGCAGTGCTACTGGAACGGATAATGATGGAAATATAGATTTAGGTGCTAGTTTTGCAAGATGGAAAGATTTATATCTGTCTAGTGGACTTTATATTGGTGGAACTGGAACTGCTAATAAACTTGACGATTATGAAGAAGGCACATTCACACCTACATTTGGTGGAAGTGGTGGTAACCCAACTGTAAGTTATTCAGTTCAAATAGGAACATATATCAAAGTTGGAAATATGGTTCAACTCACTGTTTCAATAATCGCAAGTGGAACACCAAGTGGTGGGGGTGGTGATTTGGTTATTTTTGGTGTTCCATTTACTGCAAAGGCTGGAGTTCAACAAGCAGGAACAGTTTCCTTTACTAATAATATGAATTTTGGTGGTGGAAGTGGTATATCTCAAGTAGGATGTAATATTGAGGGTAATGTTTCATATTTAAATATTAATGAACATGAATATAGTGGTTCAAGTGGTATGGGTAGAAATCCTACAAATGGTATCACAACTCATGCAAACCCAAGAATAGTTTGTTCAATTTGTTATGAGACTGCATAATAAATAACTTTATACCTCTAGTGGATTCTAGAGGTGGACAAAAGGAGAAAAATAATGGCGATTACAAAAGAAGTAATACAAGATAAAATTGAAGTAGTAGGTGATTTCAAGCACATTCAAGTGCGAACTGCTACTGTTATTAAAGAAGATGGTGTAGAAATTTCAAGAAGTTTTCACAGACACGTTATCTCACCAGACTCAGATTCATCTGGGGAAAGTGCAGACGTAAAAGCGATGGTTGCACAGTTTCATACTGATGCAATCAAAGCTGCATACAAAAAGCACGTTGAAGAGGCTTCAAAAACTTCATAAATATCTGAATGACAGATATTAATCACTACCTTGGTAATCCACTTCTAAAGAAAGCAAATGTTTCGGTAGAGTGGACAAAAGAACAAATTCTTGAATACCAAAAGTGTATGCAAGACCCTCTGTATTTTTGTCAGAAATATATTAAGATTGTATCTCTGGATGAGGGTCTTGTACCTTTTGATGTATATAACTTCCAAAAAGAAATGTTAGGAACGATACACAATAATCGTTTTACTATCTGTAAACTTCCCAGACAATCTGGTAAGACAACCACAATCATATCTTACATCTTGCACTATGTTCTATTCAATGAACAGATGAGAGTAGCGATACTTGCAAACAAAGCTGCGACTGCAAGAGATATCCTTTCACGACTGCAACTTGCATATGAAAATCTACCAAAGTGGATGCAACAAGGAGTAATGTCTTGGAATAAGGGTTCTCTGGACTTAGAGAATGGTTCTCGTATCGTTGCATCTTCTACATCTTCAAGTGCAGTTCGTGGTGGTTCTTACAATATGATATTCTTAGACGAGTTTGCGTTTGTTCCACATAATGTTGCAGAGGACTTTTTTAGTTCTGTGTATCCTACAATTTCTTCTGGTAAAAATACAAAGGTTGTTATCGTATCAACACCAAACGGAATGAATCTATTTTATAAATTGTGGTCTGATGCAGAGAATGGTCGAAACTCTTACAATCCAATAGAAGTTCACTGGAGTGAAATTCCAGGCAGGGATGAAAAATGGAAAAAAGAAACAATCGCAAATACATCACAAGAACAGTTCAATCGTGAATTTGAGTGTGAGTTCTTAGGGTCTATCAATACACTAATACATCCAACAAAAATTAAGTCTATGGTATTTGATGAACCTATACAAACAAACGCTGGTCTTGACTTATATAAGAAACCAGAAAAGGATAGAACATACACAATCATATGTGATGTTGCAAGGGGAACAGAACAAGACTATTCTGCGTTTCTTGTCTTTGATGTATCAGAACTTCCTTATCGTATTGTTGCAAAATATCGTAACAATGAAATAAAACCATTACTCTTTCCAAACATAATTCATGATGTTGCAAAAGCGTACAATAATGCATATGTAATGATTGAGGTAAATGATATTGGTGAACAAGTTGCAACTGCAATGCAATACGACTTAGAGTATGATAATCTTATCATGGCTTCTATGAGAGGTCGTGCTGGTCAAATACTTGGTTCTGGTTTCTCTGGGGGTAAAGTACAATTAGGTGTAAGAACAACCAAAGCAGTAAAGATGTTAGGGTGTTCTAATCTAAAACAACTGATAGAGACAGAAAAACTTATTATTAATGATATACACTTAATCCAAGAATTTTCTACCTTTGTAAAACATGGACAGTCATTTCAAGCAGAAGAAGGACACACAGATGACCTTGCAATGTGTTGTGTATTATTTGGATGGATGACAAACCAGACATATTTCAAAGAACTCACAAATGTAGATATCAGAGAAAGAATGTTCTTAGAACAACAAGACCAACTAGAACAAGACATGGCTCCCTTTGGTTTTGTGGACAATGGTTTAGATGACCCACTAGGAGAAACAGTTATTGATGAATATGGTCAGAGATGGAGTCCAGTAGTAAGAGATTATGACTCAAGTTGGTAGTCCATGTATAAAAGTATGCACTCTAGAGGGTGATATGTGTATTGGATGTTTCAGAACTCAGGATGAAATCAGGGAGTGGATGATTTATACAGATGAACAGAAAAAGATAGTAATAGACCAACTAGAAGAACGTAAAACCCTACATAATATCAATTAAATCATTTTGATATTTAATATAACAATTGGAACAAACTATCTTAGAATCATCTATCAGCTCTACTACTTCTTGTCTAGATTGTTCATTAAGTCCTAGTCTCTTAGATTTGTATCTAATTGTCTTATCATGGGGGTAAAATTTAAGACACATAGTTTCACTTTCATTACAATGTACACAAGATTTATTGGCAAGGTACTCATTTACCCAGATAATTCTCTTATTGTAATGTCTTTTAGAAACTTCTTTAATAGTTTTCTTGTATCTGTTATAAAAATCCATAATCCTATTTATAGATTCAAGTACATATAAAAATGGGTTTTTAGAAACTCAGTTTTACTAAATATAACGAATGATTAATTTGACATAGAATAAGGAGAAAAAATATGCCTTTTCAAGTATCGCCTGGGGTTCTTGTCAGAGAGGTTGACTTAACTAATGTAGTTCCTGCCGTATCCACATCTATTGGTGCGATTGCTGGTGCCTTTGAAAAGGGGCCAGTCGGTGAGATTACAGCAGTATCTTCAGAAGAAGAACTAGTCAGACTTTTTGGTAAACCCAATGGGAGTAATTTTGAGACATTCTTTACTGCATCTAACTTTCTTCAATACGGAAACGCATTGAGGGTCGTAAGAGCACAGAGTGGTGTCACAAACGCAATGAGTGGTGGGTCTGGTCTTTTGATTAAGTCCGACACTCATTATCAAGACAATTATTCAGCAGGAGAAGCTTCATCTGGAGAATGGGGTGCAAGAACTGCTGGAATTCATGGAAATAGTTTAGGTGTGTCAATGTGTATAGGTACACTTGCATACGAGGAACATTTAGGTTCATCCAACCAAACAGTTGGTGAAGACGCTGTT